CCACAATCTTACTTTGGAAACCTTCAAAAAATTCTTGCCGAGCATTAGAAAATGCTTCCGGGTTAAATTTGAACTCGATAAAAGAGCTTTTAATAATTTGCCGTTGGATAAGCAAAATTTCGTAGAAGATTTTATTATTGAAAAACCTGCTGCGCCTACAATTACTGTATCGCAAATCGAAAACGACGATTAATACATTTCGGCCTCTTTAAATAGAATTAATTTGCTTTACAATAGGTTATGGCGACCCGGTTTCGAATCCTCTCGGTGTCTCTCCTCCAGTCGGAACCGGGTTCGCCTCCATTAAAACTATATTTGAATTATTATGTTAGACCATTATCAATTGTCCGAAAAAGAATTCAAGGAATTGTCTCACGCCGGAGTAACAATCGGCGATTTATTTCATTCCGCTAAAATATTCAGTCCGTACAATAGATTCGCGCCAGTCACTTCGATAAGTATTTATTTTGCCATTGATATTCTTGGCAATTTTATTACCAATAAGTCCACACCGGCTCACAAAATCGCATTCTTCCTTTGGAACAAATTACCTGCAAAAGAAAAATTGCGCATTGCCAAATATATCGACACAATTGAAACAATCGATAAAAGAAAAAATGAAGGCAAAAAATGAACAGTAATTATTACCAAATTTTGGAAATAACTGTAAACGCCACTCCTGAAGAAATTAAAATTGCTTATAGAAGAATGGCGCAAAAGTATCACCCGGACAAAGCCGGTTCTGGTTCAGAAAATATTTTCCAAAAAATCCAAGATGCTTATTCGGTTCTGTCGGACGAAGAGAAAAGAAAATTGTATGACGCGTCCGGTTTCGATTTGGTAAAAATAAAAGACATCGAAGATTGCGCCAAAGATTTTTGCCAAAAAATTATTTCGTACGTTTTAACTTCAAAAGTTCAGGAAATTTTGGAAATAAAGGTTTCACGCAGAACAAATAAAAGTTTTATTTATCCTAGAAAAAATGGTCGAGCAGTTGCCATAGTTTCTCTAGACGACTTCAATTCCGGACGAGGTTGTTACGAAAGTTCCCCCACGGAAGAACTTTTTGAATTTGTAAAAGGAAAAGCGATTGAAGATATTGAAATTTCAATTGCCGAAACGAATTCGGTAGTAACCGCTCTCGAAATTAAATTAAAAGAAGCCGAAAGAATTTGTAAACAATTTGTCGGGATTGATTTCTTTTTTAATACCCTCAACCAGACAAGACACGAAGTAAGAGAGGAACTTGAAAAGTTTAAAAGGAATAAATTAATCCTAGAGAGAGCAAAACAAATGATTTTTGAAATTCAAAACACGACAAAGGAGAAATTAAATGCCAGTTAAAATCCAATCCATAAAATCTGCCGTTGCCGACAATGGTCTTAAATTGTTGATATATGGTCCGGCTGGAGCGGGAAAAACTGTTTTGTCAGCGACCGCCGGAATGTCAACAATAATTCTGTCCGCCGAAGCCGGTTTGCTGTCAATCCGTGATGCGCCATCATATGTGAAAACGGCACAAATTTCGACAATCGAAGACCTCGAAGACATGTACGATTATTTGCTTGAAAAGGCGGATGATCCGGATTTTCATTGGGTAAATTTGGATTCCATTTCCGAAATTGCCGAGGTTATTTTGGACGAAGAAAAATTGGATACAAAAGACCCGCGAAAAGCATATGGCGAAATGCAGACCCGAATGATGCGAATTTTGCGACAATTTCGCGATCTGCCGAAATACAATGTTGTCATGACGTGCAAACAATTTCGGCTGATAGACGAGGCAACTGGTAAACATATTTATTATCCTATGCTTCCGGGTAAAAATTTGCCTCAGCAAATTGGTTATATGTTCGACGAGGTTTTTGCCTTGCGGGTTGAAAATGAAAAGGACGGAAGCATTTACCGGGTCTTGCAGACGTCCAGGGATTCTCAGTTCGAGGCAAAAGACCGCTCCGGAATGTTGGACCTTTTTGAACCACCGAACCTGAGGAAAATTTTTGAAAAAATTTATCCCAATTCCCCGTTGCTGAAAAAGAAACCAGGAAAAAAGAAAACAGAACCAGTGCCAGAGCCGGAGAAAGAAAGTAAAGCCGAGGAGGAAAACGATATCGTAATTGAGTAATTAATTTGTTGTTTTAACCCTGTTATTAATTTTAAAGGAAAGAAAAATGGCAAAATTACCATCGCAATTTGATTCATCCCAACATGCCGACATGATGGATTTTTCCCTGATTAAGGATCCAGGACCATTCGAAATGGCCATCCAAAATTCGGAAATGCGCCAGACCTCGTCGAAGGACGGCGAATACCTTTGGCTCGAAATTGAAATCATGGACGGTCCATACAAGGGTCGAAAACTTTGGCGCAATTTGAACCTGATAAACAAAAGCGAAAAAGCCGTCGAAATTGCTCAGCGTGAATTGGCTTCCATTTGCCGAGCGTGCAAAATCGGGGAAATCGACGATTCGGAAGATTTGCACAATATTATTTTTTCCGGAACGCTCGGGATCAAAAAGAGCAAAAACAAAGACCCGGATCAGCAAGTTATTACAAAATACGAACCTCTGGTCGGCGCTGCAACTCCGATTCCGCCGAGTGAGGCAAGGGCAAGTTCTGGAAAAGGCAAAGACAAAGCCACCAGCTCAGGCACGGAGCGAAGAACAAGGAAGCCAGTCTTCGAAGAAGACGACGAAGAAGAATAATTTTTCCGAAAAAAGGAGAGGGACAAATGTCCCTCTTTTTTTCCGATTTTAAAAATATAGACAAAAATACTTTTTTGAAAAATGGGATTTTAAAATGGCAAAACTTCCTCCGGTAACAAATACGACAAAATATTTATTAGAATACGCGCAGCCAGATGTCGAGTGGAATCGTCGAGATTATTTATCAATGTCCGGCTTGGCAAATGAATGTGACCGTGTTCCGTGGTTTTCTTTTCGTTGGGCCGTTAAACGATTTATTCCCGTGAGAAATGTTCGAATTTTTGAGCGAGGCGACATTGAAGAAGAACGTGTCGTCCGCGATTTGAAAAAATGCGGTTTAAAAGTTTTTAAGGTCATTGATGGTGAAGAAATTGAAATGACCGGAAAAATAGGCGAATTGCAGGAGGAGCTTGTCGGCTTTGCAGGACATGCAAAGGGCCATCCGGACGGAAGAGTGTTGGGTTTGCCAGAATCACCCGATGTCGTGCATTTGTTGGAAATTAAAACAATGGCCGACAAATACTGGAAACAATTTGTAAAACTCGGAATTGAAAAATCCCATCCTATATATTTTGGCCAAATGATAAAATATATGGGTCACATGAAATTAAAACGTGGATTAATTGTTGCCACGAACAAAGACACTGAAGAACGGCATTACGAAAGGATTAATTTTTCAAAAGATAAATTTGCCGAACTCCAGGACAAGGAACGGGAATTAATAATTGAAACAGTGCCACCGGTAAGAATGTTTGAAAGAACTTGGTGGAAATGTAAAACCTGTTCATATAATACTATTTGCCACGATAATGCTGCGCCAGATGTAAATTGCAGAACCTGTAAATTTGTCGAGCTTGACTTCGGCGGAAAATGGATATGTGGAAAAGACAAAACTGAATTGTCCACGGACATGCAAATTGCAGCATGTAAAAAATATAAACGAGGATTTTAATATGTCGGGAAAATTAATTAATTGGTTTGCATGTCCAGAAGTTTCTCCAAAAGGAGAATATATGTGCTGCAAGCCATATTCCCACTCTGGAAAGTGTAAAGCCGTTTTTTCAAATGATTGGGTGCTATATTGGACTCCAGTAGAAAAAACCGATATTGTTGTCTCTCCTTTGAAAATATCTCCTGAAGAAATTACTAAATACGGAATTAAAGTTAAAACCAAATTCGTAAAAATGGCTTGAAAATGGCTTATTATCACGATGTAGAAAATAAAAGGGTCTATTCTTCAAAAGATCCAATGAAATTCCCAGAAATTAATAAATTTCGATTTTTGGTTTTGCAGGCAGAATATCAATCTCTGGAAGAACAAAACGACGAAGTGAAATTGCGATGGTATCAGGAGGAGGCGGCTCAGTCCGTCTTCGACTGTATTGTTCAAAACAAAATAAAAGAAAATGAAATTGTCCATCCGATTTGCGCAATTCCTACAGGAGCAGGAAAAACTCTGACAATATGCGAAACGATAAATAAATTTTTAACCAGATATCCGGCGTCTCGTGTTTTGGTTCTTTCTCACGATTCAGAAATATTGCTGCAAAATTTTAATGCACTGGAAAATTTCTTTGATGGTTTGGATATTGGGCTGTATAGCGCAGGACTGGCATCAAGGACAGTTGAAAAAATAACTGTTGCCGGAGTGCAAAGCGTTTATAAAAGAGCCGAGGAGTTTTTCAATTACGACTTAATTGTGATCGACGAGTGTCATTTAATGAACAATGAAGACTCTGGAATGTATCGGGGCTTTATTGGTGAAATTGAATTGCGAAGAAAAGTTTTTAATAAAAATAAGTGGAATCCATTAACTGTTATCGGGTTTTCCGCAACGCCATATAGAACATCGCAAGGATATTTACATCAGGGAAAAGAATCAATTTTTAATAAATTGGTTTATAACCTTTGTTCTTTGAAAAAATTCAACCGTCTTGTGGAAGAAGGATTTTTAACAAAATTAATTTCCAAAACTACCGACTACACAATGTCGGCCGAAGGAATACCCGTATCTTGCGGAGATTTTAAATCAAAAGAGCTTGCCGAAAAATTTGACAGGGATTTAGTGTCCAGAGAAATTTGCAAAGAATTAATTCGGTTTAAAAAGAAGTATAAAAAATGGCTTGTTTTTACTATTGACATTTCCCATGCCGAGCACGTTCGGGATATATTACGCGAAATGGGAATTAAAGCCGAGGCAGTCCATTCAAAAATGGAAACTCCAAAAAATGAGGTTTTGGAAAAATTTCGAGCCGGGGACTACCAAGCCCTGATTAATGTGAACCAATTAACAACAGGAGTGGACGTTCCTGATATTGATTTAATTGCCTTAATGCGTCCGACACAATCTGCCGTTCTATTTGTACAGTCTGTCGGTCGTGGTCTGAGAGTTGCCGAGGGCAAAGATCATTGCCTGATTTTGGATTTTGCCGGTAACACAAAACGGCTCGGTCCAATAAACGATATACAAATTAATTCCAAATTAAAAAGTAAAGACGGCGAATCGCACCCAATGATTAGGGAGTGCCCAGAGTGCAAGGTCATGAATCATATTTCCGTGAGAGAGTGTGAATCTTGCGGATTTGTTTTTCCTAGACAACATAAGTTGACAACAGAAGCATGGACTGAAAATCCTGTATCTTCCGGAAAACAAGAACCCAAAAAAGAATATTCCTGCCAAGTTTATCGAGTATATTACAGTCGGCATAAGAAAAATTCTTCTCCAGACAGTTTGAAAGTTGAATATTATTTGCACGGTTTTGAAAAGCCGAGCATAACCGAATGGGTCTGCATTGAACACAAAGGTTGGGTAAACGAAAAAGCGAAAACCTGGATGCGGAACCGGCTCACGACCAAAAATGGCACTCTGCCGAATACTGTCGGAGAATTCCTGGAAAGGTTTAAAGAATTCCGAATTCCCGAATTTATCAATTTTTCCAAAAATCCGAATTCTTCATTTTATGACTTTAATTCGTATTCCATGGTTAGCATTGAAAATGCGAAAAATTGTAATGTAGTTTGCGAAAATCCTAAGATTTCAGAACCACCGAAAGCAAAAGACCCGGTCGTATCTGGTTTTATGGATGCTCTCAAAAAGAAAAAAGAGAAACAATTTATCGATTTCGATGACGATATTCCTTTTTGATAATTCTTGTGAAATCGGTTTAATGTAACCAGTAAAACTCGAAAAAGGGACGAAAGTCCTTTTTTTTTTTTTTTTTTTTGACAATTCATTGCCGAAATGGATTTGATGCATTATAATGAAACTACACAAACGGGAGAAACCAAATGAAAAAGTCCACCATCGACCAAGTCCTTAAGTCGGCCGAAGGTCGCGAACTTGTTGAAACCCTGGAAGACGTGCTTGTTTCGCTGGAAGACAAAGACGGCGACACCATACTGGAAGAAATGCGGGACGACCTGATTGCAACACTGAAAGCCAAATTCGGCTTCCAGTACAAAATTTAAGCCAACACACCCAAAGAGGAACGCCACAATGAAAGACCAAGTACATGAACTGCCGCAATTCGAAATATCTTCAGTAGACGAACTCGGCTTTGACAACACTTATACAATTATCGTAAACGGCAAAATGGGACAAACAAAACTTATATTAGATTTTGCAGAAAAAGACCTGATCCTTGTCTTTAAGCCGAACACAAGTGAAACCACGGAAGTTATTTCGTGTGAATGGGCCGATTTCGAGCAGTTTATTGACTGTATTGAAGTCGGCATGGAAGAACCCGAATTGCTCGAAGAGCTTTATTGTGCCGCCGAGCTTATGCTGGAAATTGCTGCAAGGTAATTAATTGCTACAAACTAAAGGAGCCGACTGGCTCCTTTTTTTTGTTTTGCAGTTTGCAAATAGAATTTTTGTGGATTACGATGGCAAGTGAGCCGACAATCACCAATAGGTGACAACACATGCAAGTTATTTTTAGAACGCAAGAGGGATATCGAGTTTTCTTAACCGGAGCAGGACTGCATCCCGATCCGGCTTTTGTTGGGTTCGTAGAGACAAAGTTTGGAGTCCTGGAATTCACAGCAACTCCAGGACCGAAAGGTTTTGGAATAACAATTAGGGACCAATCAGGAAAAGTTGTAACAACAAACATGACAGCAACCTTTAATTTGGGTTTAGAAGTTTTAACTTGGTCAAGACTACTTTAAGGAGTTAGTAAAATGTCAGCGAATGTAAGTTATAAACAGCTCGGCAATGATGGCATCAATATTTATATTTTGGACAAAATGGTGGCAACATTAAGAAAACGTGGAAATTATTGGCAAATGAGAATACATGCCAAGCCAAAAATCTATTTCCTTATATTGCGCAAAGACTGGCAAAGGGCGCATGTTCGCATCCAGGAAATTGTCGCCGAGTATGTTTTGTCGGTTCCTCCGGAAAACAACCAATGACCATGGAAAGCATTTTTCAAGAATTGTCTTGTCACAGGTCCCGAAATCAAGAATAATGAACGCATAGCAAAACAAACACCGGAACCCAAAAGGAGACACCCATGACCAAAGTTCGCAAGTCCTCAGCCCCGAACTACACAATTGAAAAAATGAACCGCATCCAAATGAAAGTTCTTTTGGACTTTCTTGGTCTGCCTTTTAGCAAGCAACCGCGAGTCAGCGAAGAACTGGCCGAACTGCTGAAACTGGCCAGAATTGACGACGAGTCTAAGTTCTGCATTGGTTATGATGCCATTGTGAACCATGTTTTCCCCGAAGC